TACAAAAGGCAACCTCTGTAGAAGCTTCAGCTCCTGCACCAGTATCCACTCCTGAACCAGCAATTGCTGATGATGAAGATGATACTTTAAGTTACTTTAAACAGCTTGCTGATGAAAAGTAAATAAAACCTAGAGTTTTGGGGGCTCCTAACGGAGCCTTCTTTTTGACTAATAAATAGTATTATGAAGTACACAACCAAGACAGCAATTAAATTAGCTATATTGTTTTCAGTAGCAATAGGTGGGTTAGCATATTGGTTCATACAAGGTGCAACAATATGGCAATTTATTTTTGCCTTTATAATGTTGTCATTAGTTTCTCGAATAGCAAATGCAGGTTATCATAGGTGGTTAACACATAATCAATTTCAACCTACATGGTTGGGTAAAAATATAATGTTGTATTTTATGGTTCTTACAGGCGAGGCACCACCTGGACATTATGTAATAGCACATTTAAATCATCACAAGTATACAGACGAAGAAGGCGATCCTCATGGTCCTAAACAAATAGGATTTTGGAATCTTACATTAGGAAGATATGGAGAAACAAAACCTGTATTCATGCGAAACTATGCTAGAAATAAAGACGCACAATGGGTAACAGAACATTATTGGAGTTTATATCTTGCTAATTGGATATTATTTGCATTAATAAATCCTTATTTAAATGTATGGTTAGCATGTATGTTTTGTTGGAGTTGGCTACAGATGATTAATTTAAATTGGCGAGGACATGGTGGCACAAAAGGAACACCTACAAACTTAGGTAGAATATCTAATTTGTTTATGGGCGGAGAAGACTATCACAAAAATCACCATGAGAATCCAGGCAAACTTGTTATGGGCAAATGGGACACAACAGGAAAATATTTAGTTCCTTGGTTATTAGCAAAATGAAAAATATATTAGGGTTGCCATTATATCATGTAAGTAATGTAGGCATGGATCTTATTCCTGACTTACAAGATTCTATAGAAAAACTACAAACAGAAAAACAACATTGGGATAGACAGAAGAGTAAACTTTCTATATACACAGAAGAGGGTGAGCATAAATTTAAATTAAAAATAGATCCTATGGAAGGCGTAAAGGGCTGGGAAGAATTACGGAAAAGAATAAAGGACCATGTAATGAATTATTACTATTTTACACAGCCCATAGATGATGATTTCCAAGAAGGTCCTGATTCCAAATTAAGAGATTCGTTAAAAAACTTTTGGCACAATTATGCTTGGTATACTTATTTTGATGAAACAGATTCTTATGGTTGGCATGCACACACGCAATACTATCTAATTGTTACTTATTATGTAAGAGCAGACGAAGAGCATGCTCCCATACAATTTAAGTCCCCCGTATCTGACATGTACACATCTTGGACATTAGGAACAAAGAAAGCAGAACTAAAAGAAACAATACAACCTAAGACAGGAGATATAATGATATGGCCTGCTTGGTTAGAACATCAAGTTCCTTCAATACAAGAAAAAATACTAGATCATAGCACTATTGAAGAAAACTATAAATATACAAACAAGAGGATTAGCATAACAAATTGTTTCGTTAAACCTCATCAACAATTTTTACATACACAAAGGAAGTAATTATGAACAGGACTAATGTCTATGAACAACTAAAAATAGACGAGGGAGTAGTATATGAAATTTACAAAGACCACTTGGGCTACCCGACATTTGGAGTCGGACACTTGGTTAAAGCATCCGATCCTGAGCAAGGACAAGAAGTCGGAACGCCTATTTCAGAAGAGAGAGTTAAAGCTTGTTTCGAGAAAGACTTGGATATCTCAATAGACGAATGTAAGGCACTATTTAAAGATAATTGGGAAAGTTATCCTGGCGAACTACAAGAGGTTCTTGTTAATATGATGTTTAATTTAGGACGACCTAGACTAGGAAAGTTTAAAAAGTTTATTGGTGCTATCAACGAAAGTGATTGGGATAAAGCAGCTATTGAAATGATGGACAGTCGTTGGGCTGTACAAGTAGGACCTAGAGCTAATAGACTCCGTGATAGAGTTCAATCGCTTTAAGTAAATCTTCGGTCCATTGCTCTGTGAATGGTACTATCATTGTTTCTAATTCCTGGGCTACCCATAACACCTATAAGTTTATCATCTGATTTGCCACTTGCTGGTGCACTAGTAGAGTTATTGTTTACTACAACTGGTTGGGGTTGAGCACTGGCCATATCGGCAGCTTCACCACTTAATCGTCCCATGTTTTCAACTGCTAATGCTGTTTTGTTACCTTCAGCATTAATACCTGCCTCATTCATTGATGCCTGATCTAATGTTCCTGATTCTAGTTTTTGTACCATCTCAGCTTTAGCATTTCTTTTCTCTTCTAAAGTATCCTTAACTAGTTGCATATCTTCACCTGTTAAATCATCATCTTTTATGATAGCCTTAAGTTGACTTATAGATGCGTCTTTAAGTTTTTCTTTATCTATTGTAGACTCACCAAATAATTTTTCGTCATACAAGCCACTTTCTTTAGCTTGATCCATACCTGCTTCTAAGTCTGTGGTTGTAGTAGCATCTGTAATTGCATTCTTTATCATTCCAAAAGGACTAGCATCAAATGCTTTACCAAAGAATCCTCTATCGTCTACACCCGCTTCCTTAATGTTAGCTTGTTCGTCATTAATAACATCATCTAAATTTTCACCCTGTGCAACTCTCTTTTCTATTCTAGCTGCTAGTTCTGGATCTTTTTCTTTAAGTGCTTCTAATGTTTGAGCGCCTGTCTTACCATATATACCTTTAGAAATAGTATCTGCATCTGCGAGTCCTAATGTTAGTGCTGATAAAGCTCCACCTGCTGCACTGGCAGCTTTCATACCGCCTGTTGCGTCTTTACCCTCTACACCAAACTCATCTGTTTTTCCAAACTGATTAAATGCTCCATAAGCAGCTGTACCTACAGCAGCTATTCCTGCTAGTGGACCGGCAAACCTTGCTGCTCCTTTTAATAGTCCGCCTGCTTTACCTGCCAGCCTACCTAACTTGCCTAACTTACCGCCTCTCTTTTTACCACCTCTCTTACCGCCTCTTTTACCGCCTTTTTTCTTACCGCGATTCATAATCATATCCATCATGCCACCACCACTATCTTCTCCACCGCCACCGCCTAGGCCACCGGCTTCAATGTTTTGTAGTGACTCTAACATCTGTTCTAGTGTGTCTAATTGTCTTTCTGCAAATGACTCTGTGTCTTGTCCTGTTCTTTCATCTTTGCCTTTGATAGCGTCTGCAAGTTCATCAAATTTTTCTTCTAAGTGCGTATCATGTGTAAAGATAGATCCTTCTGTTGTAGCTTCTTTTGTTAAAGTAGCAATGTCTTCTGCTGTAGCTTCTGTGTTCTCTGCTGTAGCTTCTAGATCAGCTATGTTTTCTTCTGAGGCTTTTCGTACAGATCCGTCTCGGTTTTCTTCTGGAATATTTTTATCTCTCCATTCATCTTTCTTACTAGGATCAAATATAGGCTGTCCAGTCTTTGAATCAACATTTCCAGGTTGATTTAATATGCCAAGACCTGTATCACTACTCATCATTCTAGCTTGAGCTTCACCTTGACTCTCTACTTCTAAATCTCTTTGTGCTGCCTCTTTAAACTGAAGATCTCCTTGAAGGCTTTCAAAGTTAGAAAGTTTACCTGTGTTAGCATCTCCAAAAATACGAGAACTATCAAATACTTGACTCATGGCATTCTTAGATAAATTCATTCTACCTATTGTTTGGTTTAGAGTTCTATTGAATACTCCTCCACCTATTGCTTTTGCTTTGGCAAATCCTGTTTTACCTTCAGCATCTTTGCCTATGTTACCTTTATCAAATATACCTTTAAAGCCTTTGCTATCCGGTGTACCAAATAATCTATCTTTTGATTCTTGTGCTTGAAGAGGATCTCCCTGATTAACTCCAAAGAAAGCTTTAGTTATGGATGAAACTTTTCCTTCTTTACCTGCAGATGCTTTGTTAACACCTTCCAAGTTTAACATTTTTGCTAAATCTTCTCCACCTGTAACTTTAAGTCTTTCTATATTCTTAGTTACCTGGCCTCTTAATTCGTTTTGTTTCTTAGGATCTTTATTTTCTTGCATTGCTCCCAATGCTTTTATGACGTCTCCTAAGTCTGCCTTGGCATCCTCATTTGCATCTAATGCCTTTTGTACAGCAGCTGCGTTAGCTCCTATATTTTTATTTAATTCTGCTGCTCCTTGTGAGCCTTGATTTTGTAATCTGTTTCTTGTTGTTCCTACAACACCCTGAGATATTCTTACATCTTCTGCCAATGCTTTAATAGGATCTGTAACTGCAAATTTACCGGTATCTACATTTTGAAATTTAGCAGTACCTGTTGTCTTATAATCGCCTGCTCTTTTATAATTAGTTTGACCTACTCTTATTTGTTCGTCTTCTCTAAACACAAGATTCTGTGTTCTATCAAACATGTCTTGGTTAGGTGATAATTCCTGTCCAGATATTTTTCTTTTATTTAAACTCTTGCCTGTCGTTTTAACATCGCCGGAAAGAGAGCCTATATCCTTTACTCTACTTTCTCTTTTTAAAGCAGCCTGATCTCTTTCAAATTGTCTGGCATAGTCTTCATCGTCCATGCCATAGCCTTTACGCTTTTTCTCTGTATCTAATTTCTCCCCTGTGCCTGCTGCACCTTCACCTTGGCCTACGGTTGTTTGTTCTGCAATCTTTCTATCTTTTGCAGATATTGTTTTCTTCTTTCTTTCCTTTTTAATCTTCTCATCTCTAGCATCTGCTACCTCGTCTTGACCGGCAAACAAATCTCCTTGTGCGCTTTCTTTTTTCTTTCGTTTTTCAGTAGACTCTTTTGTATTCTTAGCTGCTTGATCTAGGTCTTTTTCTGCTTGTGTTTTTTGACTATCCGGTTTATTAGGTCCAGGACCAGGCTTGCCACCCAATCCAGCTCCGCCAATTCCACCTTGTTTACTAATAAGAGCTAAAGTTTTTTCAATTCTATTCAACCCTTCTAGAGTCATTTTGTTTTGTTCTAGAATAATTTCTCTGGCTGCTTTACCGCCCTTATCTCTTTTTAATTGGCTAGCTTTTTCTTCCTTTAGTTCTGCTAGATTCTTATCTGCTGTTTCTTGCGCCTTCTTATTTGACGCCATTTCTTTTATCTTACCTGCAATATCAACAGCTAACTGTATTTTATTAAGTTTATCGTTACCTTGTGCGATACCCTTAAGGACCGTGGTTTCTTCTTTTATGGCAGCTTCAAGATTTTTAAGCTCATCTGATGAAGCCATATCTTTACCAGCATCACCAACTGCTTTAACCTCATCTATTAAACCTTTTAACTTCTTGTCATCCATTTATTTTACCAACCTTTATTTCTTTGAGCCTTTTCTTTAGCCTTTTCGGCTTTGTTTTTTAAATGTACTATAAGCATTCCTACATACACTTCCCTTTCCCAGGGCATCATATTTTCTAATTCTGTTAGACTATAATGATGTTCCTGCATTAACAAAAAATTAGTCCTGTAATAATTATCAAGACTTTCCTGAGAAAGGCTTAGGCGAAAAAATGTTCGTATCCATTAATGTTAACTGCTTGGTCTTCACCACAATGTGGACACTCATATTCAATCAACTTCTGTAATACAGGCATTGATCTAATAAACTCTCTCATTTTTTCAAACACATCAATAGGAAGATCATTAATAAATTCATCAACTTCCTCTCTTTTAACATCTTCAATAAATTGTTCCTCTTCTTCAGTAACAATAGATTCTATACAATGTATAATAGTATCGATGTCTGTTTGCCCTTCTTCCTGTGTAACTTTCACTGCACTCGGAAATTTCATTTTTATCATAAATTCATCATTAACTTTTATTTCTCTATCTGCGACTCCACTAAGATCGCCTACACCCATCTCATTTAGATCTAAAGTATAGTTTATAGTGCCTTGGCAATTACCACATACAAGATTAAAATCCTGACTCTCACCAACTGAGGCCATTCTTATTTTTACAAACAAGTCTTGTAATTGAAACATTGGCATATTCTCGACATTTAATTTCTCGAATGTGCAATTGTCTACAACTTGAGCACAAGCCTGTACCATCTCTTTGTAGTCATCACCTTCACTCGCTAGCATTAGAATCTTTTCTTCCTTAACTAGAAAGGGTCTGTATTTAACAGTCTCTCCAGATAACGCAAGAGTAGTATCATATACTGGCGTATCTATTTTAGGTAACATAATTTTATTTCTCCATTATTAATTATTTGTCCCATTGGTTTGATATAGAAGATCTATTAGAAGGACTTGTTCCAAAAGATTCTATACCATCTCCTTTCTTGGAATCACTAGATTCCCAATACGCTGCTGAGACAATTAGCGTATTTCTAATTGGCGCTACTGTACCACTAGACATAGGTACTAAGTTTAAAACCTTTGGCATACATTCATACAAGCGCCATTTCTTTGTAATATTGTCTTGTAAATCTAAAGTAGCAATATCAACAGTACAAGTTACATCATCTATATAACCTAGTTCTTGGCTATTAGTATCTGCACAAGCTGATATCCATTCTTCAAAAAATGATCTTAATTCCCAATCATTTGTTGTTAGAAATGTAAAGTTAATTTCGTTTCCTAAGAATCCTACTTTAGTGTTTCTAAAGAAAGTCCAAGGACCTATGTTAAATTCTTTGTTACTTAATATCATACCTGGGATTTGTACTTCTTCACAATACAACTGACCTGTTTTAATAGGATCTTTCCTATCACCTTTCCCTACATTTTTGTCTTTTATTTCCCCTAGATTAAAAGTAACCTCAAACCTATCTGCTCTAGCAAAGGTTCTTTTTTTAATATCTTCTATGTAATTATTAAGTTTATGATTTGCTGGCATTATACTTTCCCTACATTAATAGACTGACGTCTTTTTCTTTCTGGTTTTTCCATTGTTGTTCTATATACTGTTCTATCTGATGCACCAACAAAGTTTTGTACAGGTAAAAATATAGCTGCTTTCCAATTTTTAGGATGTACTTCTATCATTTTGCCTGTTATGTTAACAGACAAATATTTTTTAACAGAGCCTCTTACTTCTGGAAATCTACTAAAGTTACTTAAATAACTCCAATTAGCTTTTAATTCACTTTCATCTGTTAAGTTTCTATTTGAAGGCATTATCTTATCAATAAGATTTGCTCTTAGTGTAGGAGCTAAATAATGTAGGTTAATACCACTAAATCCAGATGGCATTGGTTCTGTAATTATAACCAATGGAACAGTATCATAATATGGTAAGTCTGCTTTCCATTTAGGGTCATAAGAAAACATATACATTTTTCCTACTGCTAAAGTTCTTGCTTCTTTACCTAAATCTGTTTGGCTAGCCTCTTGAAAAGTATTAACTCCTCTAGCATATTCACGAACAGCACGAACATACCATTGGACTGACTTGTCTTGGTGTCTATTGCCTGCCGCTTGCTGTATATCTTTGAATGGTGTAGCCATGTAAGTATTTATACTAGATACCGAGTTCTTTCTCCGTAACTATTTTAAATTCCATGCCTTGAGACTTACAAAAATCCTTAGCAGCTATCCATTTAGCTTCGTTAACTCCGTATTGTGCTATTTCTTGTAAGTATCTTTTAGTTTTTCTTTTGCCTGGCTGTGGAGCTTTTGTAAATCTTTCAGGTTTAACCTCTATTAAATACTTCTTTATACTATCTTTCTCTTGTACTTCTATATAGAAATCAACCATATACCTGCGTATCTTATTGTCTAATGGATTGCGATAGGGTATAGCAATCTCTTCTGATACCCAACCTTTAATAGAGTTACTACGATCACACCAGTTCATAAACTTTAATTCGTAACTTGATCTATAGGTTATTGAGTTGAAGTCGCCGAGATACTTCGTTGGGTTCTTAGGAATAAACTTTCCTTTATAAATTTCTTTGGCATAAACCATATAAATAAGACTATAATGTTAAATAACTATTTATAGGAGAATATTTACATGCCGATCAAGAGTTTAATAGGATCAGCTGCTGGAGCGCTTGGACTAGGCCGCAAGAAAAATAGCCCTCAAGTATATCTATATCCCCAAGAACTGGGAGATAAAAGATTTCCTAACATGGTTAAGTTCAACATCTTTGCTAAAAAGATTACAGCAGCTAAAGGACAAAGAGACTACGGCGATTTATCTGCTTCGGATATACAAAGTCGAGCTAATGAAAATAGATCCAAAGCAGAAAACTATGAGAAGATAACAAAAAGAGCAACCTTAATAGCAGGTACAGTAGGCAGTTATTATGCTGGGAAGGCCACTTCAGGAGATAATGTTAGTAAGTTTATGGAGATGGGTAAAGGTTTATTAGGCGGAGTAGTTGCTACAGGTGTTATGGCTGCTGTAGATGAAAATCAGGAAACAGTAAAATTAAAAGAATCAATATCTCTTTATGTACCTCAATCTATTATAGCAGCTTATACGGCGAATTGGGACGAAACAGATTTGGGTCCTTTCGCAGGTCAAATAGGAGCAGGTTCAGGTGGAATTACAGATATAATGAATACAGACGCAATGGAGCTTGGAGGAAGGGGAGCTATAGCAGCAGCTGCCAATGTACCCTCAGCAGTAGGTGTAGGAGATTTTGATTTAGGTAATTTGTTTGAAGCGACAAGCAAAAAGATTGGTAACCCATACAAAGAACAATTATTTAAATCAATGGGCTTTAGGCAGTTTTCATTTCAATATCAATTTTCTCCTAAAAACGAGAAAGAAGCAACAGAGGTTCAAGAGATTATTAGTTTATTTAAAGAAAATATGCACCCAGATGTTAGTGAGGATGGCATGATGTTAATTTATCCTTCAGAGTTTTCTATAGAGTTTCATCATAGAACAAGTGATACTTCATCTGCAATAAACAAAAACTTACCTAAAATATCTTCATGTGCATTAAAAAATTGTAAGGTAACTTATGGCCCAGATGGAATGTTAAACACATTTAAAAATTCAGAAGGCATGCCAACAGAAACAACTATGGAACTACAATTTGTAGAACTAGAAACTCTTACAAGTAAACGAATAAGAGAAGCCAGAGAAGAAGGCAAGGGAGAATTTTAATGTATTTCAAAGCACTACCCAGAATGGTTTATCCCTGGAAAGATAACGAAGGACAATTTAAAGGAGCCGTTGTACCTGATATTTTTCGTCGAGTACAACTAGATAAATTTTTTAAGAATAGACAACTATTACTTAGTGACTGGGTAGAAGATGGGGACATGCCAGAACATGTAGCACACAAATACTATGGCTCTGTAGAGTATCATTGGATTGTATTATTATCTAATAATATTACTGATGTTAGAAAAGAATGGCCACTATCTCACAGAAGTTTAGTAGACTATGTTGAAGATAAGTATGGCACAGGTAACGCATCGGCAGTACATCATTATATAGACAATACAACTAAATTAATCGTTGACTGGGATCAAGCAAAATTAAATGCAGGTACAATTTCAGGAGTTTCCAATTATGATTATGAAACAGAAGTTAATGATACCAAGAGGCAAATTACATTATTAAATAAAAAGTTTTTAAAGGACATCGTAACACAGTATAAAAAATTGGTGAAATAATATTATGGCCGAGGAAGTTTTAATAAAGCCCGGTGATGTAACAATAGACGAACTGTTCATTACAGCACACGATGGCACAAACTACAATCTTAAAGACGAAGGAATGTTCGCAGAAATTAACATATATGAGGATATATGGAATAAGTTTTTGACAGGAAACATTGCTCTTAAAGATGCTACCAACTTTATAACAAACGCCCCTATAATGGGAGGCGAGTTAATAACAATAAAATTAAGAACTAATACCTTCGAGGATACACCAGATACAATTATAGATAAATCATTTCAAATTTATTCAATTAAGAATAGAGCATTAAATAATGATAGGGAACAATTATACATGTTAAACTTTTGTTCTATAGAAATGATGTCAGATCAAACACATACATTATCTCAAAGATATAAAGGCAATACTGAGGATATTATAAAAAACATATATGATAATTTTATAGTAGAAGCAAGACGTCCAATGGAAGGAACAGACCCAACAGGTATTCTTATAGGAGATACACCTCATGTTTCCAATATAAACTTTATTGCAAACAACTGGACACCAGTACAAACTTTTGATTTTATGTCTAAATATATTAGAGGCAATAAACATGTAGGGGCAGATTTTATATTCTATGAGTCATCCAAACGATTTTATTTTACCTCATTACAAGCATTAATAAATGATGGTAAAGATAATGTTTTTGAGGAATATGTTTATTCTCCTTCGAATTTAAAAGTAGAACACAGGAGTTCAGGAGATAAGTTTATTGGTACTCCTTTGCCTTTACCCTGGTGTAAAATTGATGCTATGAAAATACCTAGAACTATAGACATTATAGATGGACAAGACTCAGGATACTATGCCCAAAGTGTAAGAGCATATGATATATTTACAAAAGAAACTATAGCAGCTGAAATTGATGTTAGAAAAGATTTTAGTAAATTTGTTCATACTGATGATGGAACACCTGTACCTGAAGGAATAAAAAGAAATCCTAACTCAATGACAACATTAAAGGTATTGAATAGTGTAAACAATATGACACAAACAGCAAATATACCTGGCTCAAAATCAGGCAATTCTGATAGTGAAAATATTATAGGAGCAAGTTTATTTAGAGACAATTATTTTAATTCTTTCAAAGACTTTCAATTTGAAATAGATGTGCCTGGTAGGACAGATATAGAATGTGGTAATATAATTTACATACAATATCCATCACCTAGATCTAAAACAGCAGATTTAAGTTTTGATGATATATACGATAAACAATTATCAGGCAAGTATATTATTACAGCAATAAGACATAAAATAGATACAGTAGCTCATGTTATGAAAATGGAAATTATGAAAAATGGATTGCCTGAATCAATGGGTGAGCCGGAGAGTAGAGATGAGTAAATTAAAAAATTATGGTAGATTAAATGTTCCAGATTTTGTCTGGTGGATAGGTGTTGTAGAATCAAGAGCTGATATTACAAAAACAGGAAGATACAGAGTTAGAATTATGGGGTATCATACTTCTGATACAGAAATACTTCCTACTAAAGACTTGCCTTATGCGCCTGTTATAAACGATCCTACAAATGCAAGTACATCTGGAATTATGGAAAACCCTAATCTATTACCTGGCTCAACAGTAATAGGATTTTTCTCTGATGGTGATGAAGCACAAATGCCTGTTATATTAGGTTCCATATCAGGACTCCCTGCAAAGAAAAACGAAGATATTTATGTAGAAGAAGGATTTAAAGACCCTACTAAAACATATCCTAGAGGAGGTTTTGATGAGCCTCTTCAAGACGGATTAGCAGGAGCAGGAGAACCTGACATATCTAGACTTGCTAGAGATGAAGCAGCAGAAACACATTACACACTACAAACAAAAAGAGCTGAACGAGAAGTAGATATAAGAACAGCATCAGCTCCTTCAGTAGAAACAGATCAAATATTAGATGATAAAGAAGGCATAGATTACGAAGGACAAAAATGGGAAGAACCTTATGCCAGAGGTAAAGGCCCATATAAAACATTTGAAATGGAAGAATTTACTCCTAAATATTGGGACGCTCTATCAGATCTAAAATCAGGAGGGACAGGTATTCCTAAAGAGCCAGGAACATATACTTCCATGTATCCTTATAATCAAGTTAGAGAAACAGAATCAGGATTTACTACAGAAATTGATAACACAGCAGGCAACGAAAGATATGCTTGGTATCACCCTGTAGGAAATTTTGAGGAAGTACAAGCAGACGGAACAAGAGTAAATAAAATTAAAGGCTCTGACTATGAGATTGTAGCAAAAGATAAAAATGTTCTTATAAGAGGTTCTTGCAATGTAACTATATTAGGCGATGCCAAAATGTTAGTATCAGGAAACAAATATGAGGAAGTCGAAGGAGATTATTTCTTAACAGTTTTAGGAGACAGAGTTACAAAAATTAATGGTAACGATATTAAATCTGTTATAACAGATGAAAACACATCTATAAAAGGAAACAGAACAGTTCGTGTAGCATTGGATGATACACAAACAATAGTAGGAAAACAAGAAGAAACGGTTGCTAAATCTAAGAGTGAGAAAGTAGGAGGCAATGTAACAGAAACATTTGCTGGAACACATAATACAGTGGTTTCTAAAACTAGATTTAATCAAATAGGAAGTCATAGCAATGTACAAGTAGGTGGCAACTTATCATTAGGAGCAGGTGGAACAAGCACATTGGCATCTCAAGGAGATCAAACAATAAGAACATTTGCAAACTTAGATATGGATGCAGATGTTTCAATGACTATTGATTCACCTACAATGTCTATAGATGGACCTGCAGGAAATATTACATCTAATAATGTAACATTACATACACATACACATGGACAAACAGGTGGTACCAACCCAGATTCAGATAAAGATGTAGATACAAAAGCACCTACATCAGGAACATAATAGGAGGATAAAATGAGTTGCGGATTATCAGAAGCAATGAAGGGAGCAGCAGATCAAGTAGATGCTTTAAACGAAAAATTTGATGCTGCAGTTATGAATTCACCAATAGGAGAATTAGGAAATATAGCAGAGAAGGCAGAGGCAGCAGCACAAGGTGTTATGGATAAATTAAATGATGCCATACCATCAATTAAACTTCCTAACTTGCCTTTTGATCAACTACCATTACAAGATCAATTTAAAGAGTTGGCAGCATTAACAGCATTGGGTATATTACAAGCGCCAAAAATAGCTCAACAACTTGAATTAATGAAAAGAAAGTATAAAGGTACTGATATAGACATAGATAATTTAGCACAACTATTAAGAAGCGGTGCAATGGATATAGATAAAATATGTAAACTAGTACCTAATGTAGACATGCAAGGTGTTAATGTAGAAGTCAAAGGTGTACCTACATCATTTCCAGACATCGATCCTGTGGCACTAATTAGAAAAGGTAAGTTACCAGACTCTCCTATTATAGACAAAGACTTTATTCATTTAGATACACGGGTTGTTAGCAAAAAACAAGCTGATGATTTTTTAACTATAGAGCTACCATCCTTTGACTTTTAAGTATAAATACTAATATGGCCGTTCAAAGACAAAAAATAACTAGACTATATAAAGATTTCGATCTAGCCTTCGGTAAAAATGCAATAACGGGTGATATTAATAAAAAGCTAGATGTAAATGCTGTTAAACAGTCAATGAAGAATTTAATATTAACTGAGCTTATGGAAAGACCTTTCCAACCAGACTTGGGTTCTGCTTTAGCTGGTTTGTTATTTGAAAATGCTACAATGTTTACAACAGAAAGAATCAAAGTAACAATAGAAACATTATTAGAAAACTTTGAAAGACGTGCAAAAATTAATAGTATAGATGTAGAACCTAATATTGATAATAATAGGTATGATGTATCAATTAATTTTTATGTTATAGGTATTAACGAGCCACAAGAATTAGAAGTCAAACTAGAGAGAATACGATAATGGCACAATTAAATTTAACAGAATTAGACTTTGAAGATATAAAAACTAATCTAAAAGCTTATCTGAAATCACAAAGTGAATTTTCAGACTATAACTTTGAAGGGTCAGGCTTAGCAACACTAATAGATTTGTTAGCATACAATACACATTATAATGGTATGTTAGCACACATGGTTTCAAATGAAAACTTTATTGATACTGCTGTAAAAAGAGAATCAGTAGTATCTATTGCAAAGGCACTAGGATATACCCCGAGATCATATTTAGGAGCAACTGCAACAGTAACAGCTACAGTAACACCACCCACATCTTTTACAGATACAACCTTAGAACTTAGTAGAGATACTGCTTTTACATCTGCTATAGGAGGCGTAACATATAATTTTTATCCTTTAGAAAGTGTAACAGCCTCAGCACAAGTTATGGACGGTGTAACAAAATTTGTTTTTACAGACTTATTATTAAAAGAGGGTGTAAGAACATCAAACTCATTCACAGTAGAGGCAGCAAATCCTCAAGGTCCTTATATTATTCCTAATAGAAGTGTTGATGCTTCTACAATAAGAGCTAGAGTACAAACATCTTTAGGAGACACTTCACTAACTACATGGAATAAATCTACAACAATATTAGATGTTAAAAAAGATAGTAGAGTATATTGGTTAGAAGAAGGAATAGATGGATTAACACAATTAAGATTTGGAGATGGTGTGCTAGGAACAAAACTTGCTGTGGACAATATTCTTTCAGTAGATTATATTGCAAGTTCAGGCACAACACCCAATGGAGCCAAAACATTTAATGTAGCTGGGATAGTATCATCATCAGGCGAAACTGTTTCTGTTGCTACTTCTAGTCCAGCATCAGGAGGCAACATCCAGGAAACAGTAGATGAGATTAGATTTAACGCACCAAGATTAAATGCTACAAGAGATAGAGCAGTTACAGAATCAGATTACAAATCATTAATATTACAAAGTAACTCTAATATACAATCGGTAGCAGTTTGGGGAGGAGAGAAAAACGATCCTCCTATATATGGTAAAGTATTCATTTCATTAAATCCTGTCGAAGGACAAATTATAACAGACCAGGATAAAGATAATATTAAGAATAGTATTATTGATCCTAAAACACCTGTAGCTATTACACCTGAATTTGTAGATCCAGAATACACATACTTACAACTAGAAGTTATATCTACATATGATCCTAAGATTACAGGATTAACAAAGGGTGAAATAGAAACAGCAATTAAATTACAAATAGACAACTATTTTACAAACTACTTAAACAAGTTAAATAAAAGTTTTTATTATAGTAGACTACACGATTTAATTAATGCACAAACACCTGCTATTATATCTACAAACATACAAATAGGATTACAAAAAAGAGTTAAGGTTACATTAAATAGTGACTTTAACTATACGGTTAAGTTTAATCAAAAACTTAATCCTAGAGAATTATCAAGTACATTTTTTAACTTGGAAACATCGGGCTCAATTACCAAAGTATCTTTATCCGATGTTCCAGCATCAACAGTAGTTGCACCATTATATAGTGGAACAGGAGTAGTTAACGCAGTAGGAATAGACGGTTCAATTATTAAGGCAGTAGGAACAATTAACTACGATACAGGAACAGTAGAATTGCCTGCAATGAAGATTACAAGTTTATTAGGAACAGAAACAAATTTAAGAATTAATGTAAAACCTCATGACAGTATTAAAGACATTACAACACAAGCTCTAATTAGAACATCTGATACAAGTACAGCAGCAGTAATTGCAAAACCTTCTCGTAATACAGTTTTATCTAAAGATGATAGTGTTTTAAATTCTACAATTAATACAACATCAGGTATAAAAATAACAGCTACTAAAGAAGTCGAAGAAGTTTAATGGCAGATTATATTCCATCATATTATAGATATGTATCATCTATAACAGTTACAGCCGGAGGTACGGGGTATAATAATGCTCCTACAGTTACCTTAACCGGCGGTGATGGAACGGGCGCAACAGCAACTGCAACAATATTCAGTGGATCAATAACAGGCTTTGTTATTACAAACAAAGGCACCGGCTATAATACTGCACCCACAGTTACAATAACACCTCACGCTAGCGATACAACAGCAACAGGAGCAGCAGGTACAGCAGTATTAGACGCAGCTCAAGGAGCTTCTAGTTTAGAAATAACAAATAACAGTTTTTTAATTAAGGAACAGGTACCTCAATATATTAGAACAGAGTATCCTGTATTCGTTACATTCCTAGAAAAGTATTATGCTTTTATGGACGCCAATTATGGTGAGCCTAATAATTATGTTTCAGATATAGATTATGCCCAGGAAGCATTCTTAGATAAATGGCGCGGAGCATTAGTATCAGATTTTCCTAAACTATTAAGCGCAGATAAATCCTTCTTTTATAAAAGAGCAAAAGATTTTTATGAATCTAAAGGCAGTAAAAGATCTATAGAAGCTTGGTTTAGAGTATTATTTAATGAAAATGTAGAAGTATTATATCCTTATCAATATGTACTTAAACCTTCAGACGGCATCTATAATGTAGAAACAGCCGTTAAGATTCAAGAAGCAGAACATGGTGGAGGCAGTTTAGAACCACTTACATTAGAAGGTAAAAAGATTGATCTTAGATATAAAGAAACAACAGGTACAGTTTCAATCACAAAAACTGTTAATGCTAGTGTAAGAAGAGTAGAAAAGAACACATACCAAACAAATGGATTAACCTTACAAAGATTTGAATTAATCTTAGCATTCGATGATGCCGGCGTAACAACTATTGAAGGACCAGGAGCAGGAGCAACTTTTACTGCTGCAGTTTCAGGAGGAGCAATAACAGGCATTACAGTTGATACTGCAGGATCAGGTTATAACGCAGCACCTCCCGTACAAATTTTCCCAGCTTCAGGAGATACAATAACAACACAAGCAACAGCACATGCTTTAGTAGCTGATGGAAAAATTACAAGTATTGTTATAGACAATGCAGGAGCAGGATATACAAGTGCTCCAACAATAGAATTAGATTTAGAATCTATTAAATCCTATGTTGTAGATGACGGTGCAGCAAACAACGACTCAGATATATATGGTTATATTGTTAGAGTATTAACAGGTGTATCATTTAAATCTTACACAGGCTCAGCAGCTAACGCAGGATTTAAAGTAGGACAGATATTTGCTATAAACGAAACAGGAGATGACGGAAAAGCATACGCCATCTCAGGTTATTTTGCTGAGGACTATACATTTATAGGTGGCTCTAATGATGCCTATATAAGAGTAACAGCTGTAACAACATCAGGCCTTCCATCAGCATTTACCGTTGTAAATCCAGGATCAACATTCCTTAAAGATACAGCGGACATACAAATTACCTCTCCCTCAGGAGAGACATGTACTATTACATTAACAACAGGATATCTATTTTCATACGAAGGTAAATATAAAAACGACCAAGGTAAATTATCCGATGTTAATGTACTGGCAGACAACAAACGATACCAACCATTCTCTTATGTAATTAAATCGGGTATTGCACAAACAACTTGGAATAGAGCTTTACGAGATACAGTTCACCCTTCAGGTATGGAAGTGTTTGGAGATTTAATTGTTAAAAGTGAGATAGACTTTAATGTAGAATTTAGTGTTGAATCTACAGGATACACATTCTACATATTTGATGCCGATGATCTAGTAACGACAGTTGAAACTGTTGGTATATTAGTAGAGAAAGCGTTATCAGAAACACCAACAGTAACAGAAAATCATGGAATACATTTTGTTCCTGCAGGTAAGACAGATACTACACTTGCTACAGACCAAGGATCTAATCCTTATGTTGTAAGTGGGTATTGGAATGATGATAGTGATGGTATATCATCAGACAATTATAATATTGGAGACGAACAATTTATTCTAGATGTTTCTAAAGCGTTCGTGGAGACACTAACTGTTTCTGATAGTGTTGCAGAAGATGCAATAGATATTAGTTTTGTTAGAGCATTTACTGATTCAACAACATCAGTTTTAGATACTCCAGCCAAACACTTTACTAAATCATTCTTAGAAGCATTTAATAATACATATTGGACACCAGCAAATGGCACAAATGCCTATACAAACGATTTGGCTGATAATGGTGACAATCAATATTATGTGGCAACAAGTTTAGGATCAGTAACAGTTACAGAATCTATTGATGTAGAAAGAATATTAGGTATTCCAGGACTAGATGAGACAGTATCAGTAACCGAGGTTGCCCAAATAAATACATCATTTAATAGAGCTCTAAGTGATACTGGTACAGCACAAGATCCTACTTTTGTAGTAGATCTAAGTGTTTCTTATACTGATACAACATCTAACACAGATACAAGTGTAGTATCAGTATCCAAAGTATTAGCTAATTCAATAACAGTTACAGAAGCTGTGGTATTAGCATACTTCAACAATGTAACAGAGTCCATAACAGTAAGTGATTCTGATACATTACAAATAAATAAACCAGTTTCTGAATCTTTAACAGGATCGGAAGCGATAAACAGTATAAATACAAGTAAAGGTATAACAGAAAACACCTCAGGTGTTGCAGAATCCTTAGCTAATGCACTTAACAAACCAGCAGTAGCTGATAGTGCAGGAGCTACAGACACAGGTATAGGATCAATGCAAGATTATGCAGATCCCTCATATCTTTCAGAGGATTATGTAGGAACCGGTTGGAACTTTACATAAGATAAACATATTAGGAGAAGAAAATGTTTAAAAATGATAAATCAGAAGCTACAGGTAAGCTTACTATTGAAATCAAAAACCCTCAGGGTAAAGTAGTCGAAACAAGGGAAGTAAAAAACCTTGTTGTTGACGACGGCCTTGAATTTATTGCGTCCAGAATGAAGGACACAACATCAACAGCTATGTCTCATATGGCTATTGGAACAGGATCTACAGCAGCAGCTGCTGCTGATACAGCTCTTGGAACAGAAGCAGCTAGACAAGGACTAACATCTACAACTGTTACAGCAAACGCTGTAGCGTATGTTGCATCTTTTGCAGCAGGAACAGGTACAGGCGCTATAACAGAAGCAGGTATTTTAAATGCCAGTTCTGGTGGATCTCTACTTTGTAGAACAGTCTTTAGTGTTGTCAATAAAGGGGCTTCAGACTCAATGACAATTACTTGGACAGTAACAATATCGTAAGGTAAATAGATGGCTCTAGTACTTCGAAGACTAGGTAGGGTTGAATTAGCAAGGACATTCCATAGAGATGTTCGTAATAACAACGACTACTTTCATTTTGCAGTAGGCAGAACAGAGGCTTGGACAGATGAGACAAGCCCTGAATTGCCTATTGACAATGATTCTTATGTCTCGAATTTTAGAAGGAGCATGATGTTTACACAACGGATTGATTCTGCAGATGTTTGTTTACTAGCTAAACGAACAAATTGGCAAACCGGCACCGTATATGATGAGTATGATGATGCTTATACATCAACTAACCAATCATATTCTGGTGCCTCCAATTTAGCAGATGCTAACTTCTTTATAATGACTGATGAATTTAAAGTATATAAATGTATTAGTAATAATAAAAATGGAGCTAGCACAGTTAAGCCTACAAGTACAGGAACATCTGTATTTGAACTATCCGATAACTACAATTGGAAATTTATGTTCCAAATCTCAGCATCAGATCAAAATAAATTCTTAGATGCAGATTATATTCCTGTAAGAAAACTAACAGGTAATCCTACACATGATGTTACAGGAGAAGTAGACAGTATTACAATAACAGCAGGTGGAACAGGTTATACCAGTGTTCCTACAGTAGTAATACAAGGCGATGGAGATGGCTTAGCATCTGGTACAGCAACTATATCAGGCGGAGCAGTAACAGGAGTTACAATAACAGCTTCTGGCTCAGGTTATAGTTTTGCTTTTGTAACTTTCACAGGCGGTGGCGGTTCTAACGCAGCAGGTACAGTTAATTTAGGAGACGCAGACGCTCTACCTACATTACAAAGTGCTGTAGAAGGAGCAGCAGTTAGCGGAACTTTAGATAGAGTTATTGTAACAGCAGCAGGACAGGACTATGCAGCAAGTGATGTTCAAGTTACAGTAGAGGGGGACGGAACAGGAGCAGAAGCAAGTGCTTATGTTAACGCAGCAACAGGTTCCCTTACGAAAATAAGAGTAACAAATCCTGGTTCAGGTTATTCTTATGCAGACATAAAAATTACAAACACAGCAGCACCAGGAACAGGAGCAACAGCTAGGGCTATTGTATCACCTCAAGGTGGACATGGTTCAAATGCAGTCAGAGAATTATTTGCTCATAATGTAGGCGTAACAGTTTCATTCTCAGACAACGATAATAGAGATTTAATATTAGGCAATGACTTTAGACAGATTGCTTTAATAAAAAATGTTAAAACACCAGCGGGTGTAACATATACAACAAATACAGCTACAACATGTCATATAATTAATGTGGCGACAGTAGCAGATTATGCAGTAGATGATATCATCACCACAGATGATGGTGGCTCATTTACTGTTATACAAATAGATACAACAAACAAAAACATATATTTAACATCTACAAATCCGGCAATCACAGTTAATTCAACATTAACAAATACCACTCAAAGTAAGAGTAGTTTGAGTATAAATAGTTTAACAGATCCAGAAGTTGATAACGCTACAGGAGAGGTTATTTACTTAGATAATAGATCGCCAATT